CCCTCTTCTTGTCCAAAGAACTGCAATGTTTTACCCATTGCCTGGTACATCGCTGTAGTTCCTGGGTAGAAGAAGTAATCTTCACCAGTATCATCTCTTTGTACAAAGCCAGAGTGTGCAATTCCATCGTATGTTAGTGATGCACGAGTGATTGCCTCTGGGTTGTAGCGAACTGTACGATAAAAGCGGCGATAAAAGTCTTCAGTAGCACGATAGAAACGTGCAAAGTTACGTGCAGACATAGCAAGTTGGCTACGTACAGCAGGATTATCAACGTATGCTAGGACAGTATCCTTAGCCAAGTCTTCTGCTATGTTGTTAATGTGAGCCTTTGCTGCCTTGTAAGCCTTTTCGTATGCTTCATCAGTCTTACCTGCAGTAAGTTGGTCAATAACTTTCTGGCTAAAACCAGAATCATCTAGTTCCTTGCGGAAACGTAGCAGTTCATTGATTACAATAGGCTCACGTGACCAACGTGCATTGGCTTCACCCATTGCATCCCAGCCTTTGTCCCACATTGCTGCAGCAAAGTTATCTGCTTCAGATACTGGTACAAGTGTTGGTCCTGAAATAAAAGTAGGTGCCATCTTAGGATCTGTTGGCAAGTCAGAAAGGCGTAGGTCTTTAGCAGTTACACGTACATAACCATCAGCATCTGTCTTTCTTACCATATTCCAAAGCTCTTCATTAAGTTTACCATCGGCTCTGGAGAACAAAGTATTTACAGCAAGAAACGCACGCTGTGCGTGTGTGTATTCATCTGCACCCTTGAAGTACAGCTGGAACTTATCTTTGTCGCGTTGTGGCAATGACTTAAGATACTTAAACATTTCGCTAATTGCCATATCTTCATCATCAAGATGTTTAATTGCAATGCGTGCTAGATCATCGTTAGCCATTACGCCAATCTGAAATAACCAACTAACCTTTGCTTGTTCGTTTGCAACAGGACTAAAATTAGTAAATGGGATATCACCCATTGAACGCTTCCACGCCTTGCCATCAATAGTAATTGCATCCATCTTACCAAAGCGAGATACGTCATCTGAAACATTCTGGTAACGTCCACCACCACGAGCACCGTTTTTAGCCCCCTCTGCAACTTCTGAAAGCAGATCATCTAAGTTGCCGTACTTGGCAACATCAGCAAGGATTGCTGCAGCTTCTGGATCTAGTTTATATCCTAGTTTACGACGAAGGAAAGCCTCCGCCATAACGGTACGAACTTCATCTTCATTAGTTGCAGCCATAACTTTAGCAGCAAACTCTTCTAGTTCATCTGCTAGTACGAACTTATTGATTACGCCTACTTCACCAGATTCAACATTGAGAAATACTACATCTTTAAGTTTTTGCAATGCAGTCTTTACTTCACCATCTGCATCAATAATGTTTGCAGCCTTGCCCACACGTGCACGTGTAGACCAAATGCTACCCTTTACTAAATCCCAAGGATTGCGACCACGTGCAAGGTAGAACATATCGTCTTCAAGAGTATTACGTTGAGGAAAACGAGGACCGGCAAGAGTCAAGAACGACCAGCCAGATGTAATCTTATCTATCCACTTGTTATGTGATACACCAACAAGTTTAGAAATTAGACCCTGACGAGCAGTAAGACGATCTAGGTCAACTACAGATGGAATAACCATTGCTGTTGAAAGCTGGTATGGAAACAGTGCTACTTGTTCTCCAGCAAACTCTGCTGGGTTTCCAAGACGCTCACCATTAACAACTACATCTGCAGCGTAGCGCTTTTCTAAACCTTTGCCTGCAAACTCATCCATAAAGGATTTACCAGGATCACCCTTGCGTACACCACGTGTAGTAAAGATTGTGTTCCAAAGTCCCTTAGTAATCTGCATACGCTGACCTTCATCGCCAGCTGCAAAAGCCTCTGCAATGATTCTGCTGTGATAGCGAGAGTTGGTCAAACGCGCTGTACGATAGATTTCATCTGCAGCATTAGGATTCATTACATCAAAAACCCTAGATGTTGGATTAGGAATCTTTGTAAACTTACGCATAAAGCGGTCAATGCGACCTAAGATTTGATTCTCTGTAAAACGAACTACACCGTCTGGACCCTTGAATCGGCCTACGCCTTTTTCAAGGTTTGCAATTTGTTCTGACTGAGTGGTAATACCAGTTAGCACATCTTCAAACTGTGGTGCAGTTCCGTACAAAGCTGTGACTAACTTCTGTCCAACTTTGTCAATATTAAAAATCTTGTTACCAGTAGTCAATGCGGCAATACGAGCCTGACGACCCAATGTTAAACGTGGCACAAGTGGAGTATTGCGTGCAGCCTGTCCCTTAAGGATAGCCTGCATATCTATACCGTTTTGAAAATAGTTCCTAGCAGTAGTTGCATTAGTAACACCAGCATCAATAAACTCATCAATGGCAGCAGGACCAAACTCTGGAGCAATACGACGAAGCTTAGTAGATGCTTCCTCTGCTGCAACAATGTTTCTTGCACTACGTGCCTTGGCTAGTTTATCTAATTCACTACCGTAGGAATCAAAAAAGTTAACTACTCTTGGGTTTTGAAAAGCAGCATCTAACTTCTTTGGATCTCCAACTATCTTAATAAGTGAATAGTTAAAAGCATCATATGCTTTCTTGGCTTTGCCAAGTGCAAGAGTTGGATCTGTAAATACACGTGCTGCTGCATCTGCAGTACCTGAGATACCTTTGTATAGAAATCCTGTACCTTCTAGTGACTCAGGTAGTATTGCGTTAGCAAGTGCACGACCTGGTGAGTACTTAGCAGCAACTACTGCGTCATAGGCATCTTGCCATAGAGGGTCTTCACCCTTGGCAGCAAGACGTGCAATCTGCTTTTCTTCTTCAGTTCCAGTTGCAATGATATCTGAAAGAGATATTCCTGTAGAAACCTTTTGTGCTAAACCGACATAGTTGTTGCCATACTTCTTGATGGCGTTATTGATGCGTGGTTCATTGTAAACAACTTCACCATTATCATTAGACTTCTTCCAAGCCTCAGAGATAACAGACCAGTTCTTAGGTAGGTAGTATGAAGCACTACCCAATGGAATCTGCTCATTAGCAATAAGACCTGCACGAAGCACACGAGAAGAAAAATCTGATGCTTCAATAACTGCATCAAATAACTTGCCACCTGTATAGTGCCAAGCTGTGCCAAACCATCCACGCTTTTGTTGTTCTGGTTGTGTACCAAAAGTCTGCGTTAATGATTGCTGTTGATCTGCAGGCAAAGTTTGAAACTTTGTGCGTGCTTCAGATGCAGGCATATCAAGCAAACTCTTATGAACAGTCAAAGCCTTTGATAGTGTGTCAACTCTATCTTTTTCAGTAGGGTTTAAGCCTGCTTGTAATGATGCGAGTTTAAGTACTCTTTCAGTCATTACATACCTCTGGCGAGCATATCCTGATACAGAATCGCAATCTCACCTGATTCGTCATATGGCAATAACTTAGCCAATGTATCTGAATACTTCTCTACCATTTGATTACGCATAGCAAGTGCTTCAGTTCCTGCACCTGCACCCATTGCAATGCCAGTTGTAATTGGTTCACCTGGACGCGTAGTTTCTGCAAATAATTCTGTTACTGGTGCCTGTCCTGCAGCTTCGCGTACATCTCCTGCACGTGCTGGGCGTACATCACCAGTTTTGGCTAGCGGAGCACCAGACTGAATTGCCTGTGTCTCAACGCCTTCGCCGTATGCCTTAGATCCCATTTCCAATTTATCGGTACGGGTAGAGAACTTGCCTGGACCTGCTGGTCCTGCCAGTGGATTTGTCATACTCACTGTTGGTCCTCCTGTAATTTTTCTAAGTCTGTTGCCATATCTTCCCAAGCCCTGTTGGTTTGAGTAAGATGATTTGATTGATAAATTGCTAACTCCATTAGTTCACCTGTTAAGGTTTCAATAGATGAAGCTATGTTGTGGATAAAGCCTACACCTACAACAACAAAGTCGAGTAAGCGTACTGGACGAGGAATGTATTTATCATCTTTCATCGCCCAGTACACCTCTCATTAAAAAGTTATTATCCCTTTTTTACTGCGTTGCCACGACGGCCTGCTGGCATCATTGATGGAACTACCTTGCCACCTGCTGGCTTAGATGTGTCCTTCTTGCCTTCTACTGGCTTTGACATTGGCGCTGCTGCGCGAGATCCCTTGTTCATATTTACACCTCCTCTGCTTAAGCTGCGCCGGTGATACCAGCGAGTAATTGGGCTATATCGGGTCTTTGACCAGCAGCAGGGGCCATACCACCTTGTTCTTGTGGAGGTTGCGCTGAGGCTGGGGCGGGGGCCGCTCCTGCTGCTGGAAGTTGTTGTTCCATACCTGGTGCCATTGGTGGCATCTCTGGGGCTGGAGGTGGTTCTTTTGGTGCAAATGCTTTTTCGATTGTGCTCTCTAGTGATTGGCCCTTTTGCCGACCTTGGATAACAGACGCAATGCGGGTGATAATCTCACTAGGGTCTTGGCCTTGCGCTGTAAGGGCAGGAATGGCTTGAGCATACTGAGCAACAGCCACGCGCAAAGAATCGCGCATTTCTTCGATATCAACACGTTGTTCCTCCTGCGTAACATTCAAGTCCATTGGAATCTCACGACGTACATAGTCACGAGATACGAGCTTGTCTGAACGCATTTGTAGTAAAGCAATGATGGCACGGTTTGGATCCATACCAGACATAATTCCGTAGCGTACATCTACGCCGTACTCACCCTTGATGTCACGAGATGGTGTGTACTTGAGAACGTAAGGTGTTCCATCATCTGAACCCTTGATGGTCTTTGGAATACCACCAAATACTTTCTCATCTGCTTCAAAGCATACTGAGATAAGTTCTTGGAACATACGAGCAAACTGTGCTTGTGCTGCCTTGATCTGTGTATCAAAGCCTGCTTGTAGTGCTTGCACACCACGGCCTGTTACAACTGATGCGTCAATGTTACCTGAACGAGATTCAGGGTAACGAGCACCAAGACGT